TCGAGGACCACCTGCAGGGCGGTGGTACGGGGGCCGGGACGATCGACTGGAAGTGCGGCGGCGGCGTGGCGCGAGGCAACACGTTCCTTAATTCTCCTGGGCGACACGACGCCCGCATGGCAACGAACCCGATCATCTTCGAGGGCAACTGGCACGACAACAATTCAGGCGGTATGGAGATTCGCGGCAACAGCCATGTCGCGGTTGGAAACCGCATCAGGGGCAGCGGCATTCGTGTGATGGCCGGTAATGTCGAGTGCACAGCAGCGGCCAACAATACGCGGGAGCGTTCCTGTAACGGCCGATTCGAGGGCAACGATTCGCCGTTGAAAATCGGCCACCAGTACACTGGGGAGAACCTGCCAGCGCTTAACTCGACGATACGCGGGCACGTCGGGGTGATAACTTGCGGTGTGCATCAAGGCACGACCGGAGCCTGTGGTTCTGCGTCGATTCCGACACCTACCTACGATTTCGTTTTCGCGGTGCCACTTGACTCTGGCGACGTAGGCCCCGCTGCGCTGGCCGCTTCTACGGCGGCATACCGGGCGGCGCGCGGGCTGTGAAGCGGCTTTTACTCGCGCTGGTTCTTGCTGGACTGGCGTTGCCGGCCTTTGCCGGGCCGTACACTCATCGTTCGACCGGCACGATCGCAAGCAACACCAACGGCGCGGCCCTGAATCCTGGCGCTCCTGCGGGCCTAACAGCCGGCGACCTGATGATTCTTAGGACGTGCAGCCTTCTCGACGGCACCGCCGCGGAAGACACCGGATGGACGAATATCTATCAGGAAAACGACGCCACCACCCCTTCGATCGAAGTGTGGGCGCGAATCGCTGACGGTGGTGCTAACGACGCGGCTACGGTTGATTGGTCCGGCGCCGACGATTCGACCGCGTGGATTTCAGCTTACAGCGGTGACGAGCACACCGACCTCGGTACTATCGTTTCGGCGAGCACGCCGTCGAGCGGCGGCGGCCAGGTTAGCGACCTTTCGCTCGGCACGCTTGACGTCACGGTCGATAACACGCTCGTAGACCACTTTGCGTGCAAGGCCAAGACCGCGACCTCGAATGACGCGACGACGCTTACCGCTCCGACTGGTGGCGGCACGACGAAGCGGGCGCAAGTGCTGTCGGCTGGCAACGGCATTTTCGCCATTTCTTCCGATGTTGCACAGACGACTGCAACCGACCATGACGGGTCCAATTTCACGCGCGATGGCACGAACGAGGCAGCGAACGTATCTGGTATTTCGCTGTCGCTGCTGTCGGCTTCGGCTGCTCCGACCTTCCTCTCGGCCCCTGCGATTGGGACTCGCACTCCTTCGACCATTCCGATCAATGCCACGTCGGACACGACTGGCACGATGCACGGTGTCGCAGTCACGGACGGCTCCGGTGCGCCGACCTGCGATGCAATAGAGGCCGAGACCGCGACCGGCGAATACCTGTACTTCCACGAGGCTGTAGTCGCGACAGTTGCCGACACCGGAACGTTTTCAAGTTACACGGATGGCACGGTCAAAGACGGCTACTTCTGTATCGAAGATGGGTCAGGCAATGACTCTGCCGTCGCGTCGATTGCCGATATGTTCAAGATCCCGGCGTTTGCGACGCCACTGACCATCGCCTCGCAGACCGACACGACCTACACGACCAACTCGAAAGTGCTCGACGGCGCTGGCACGGTTGACCTGGTCGCCTGCGCGCTGGACGCATCGGCCCCTTCGGTTGCGCAAACAAATGCCGGTACGGGCGGCTGCATCATCAGCGGTTCCGAGGACGACGCAACCGGCACGATGACGCTCGACCCGTCAGGTGCCACGTTCCCGGCATATGACCTGTACGATACTGGCGCCTACGGCGGTCAGGTGGAAGCCGCGGTTCACGCGCTGCTCGACGAGTTTCTAGACGTTCCCGCAGAGAAAGACCGCATCGACGGCGGGTTGACCTCAGTCGTCGCGAGCAGCCCGTACTTTGGCCAAGGCGTTGCGGCGGGCGACATTCCGACGATTGACGAGGAAGCGCGCACGGTCGCTGCAACTCCCGATCCGACCGGGTTCCCCGTCACTCAGGGAGTGAACGGCACGGTCAGCTACGACTCTGGCGGTTCAAGTGCGCGGCGCTTCATCGTCCCGCAGGTTTACGACCGATCGAGTCCAGCGAACCTCGACTTCCTGCTGGTCTACGGCGACCTCGCGCCAATCGTCGGGGATGGTTGCCCCTTCAAGAGCGGATCCATCTTCGAGTTGGGTACTAATCCTGACACCACCTTTGCGGGTGCGCCATGCACGAGCGATCCCGAGGGTGACACGATCACCTATTCGGAAGATTCAGGCACGCCACCGACCGACTACGTTTTGAGTTCGGCAGGCGTCTATTCGGACGGCATACCAGGCGCTTGCGGCCACTTCGATTGGGTGGTTTCTGCCATAGATCCGTATGGAGCCGAAACGCTAATCGCAAACGAAGTTGACATCGGCCCTCTGGTCCCCGATGTCGCGGACGTTCTGGCGGCGACCGCAGTCACGACCATCGAAGCGACCTGCAGCCTGACTGCTGTCGAGGGCTCGTCTGTACATCACCCCACGATCGCGGTCGGCAATGTGGTTTCGACCAATCCAGCGATCGGCACACTGGTTGTGGAAGATCAAGAGGTTAGCTATAGTCTAAGTTTGGGTCCCTCTACCGCTGGTGATACGATAATTCAACCTATAGTTAAGCCTATCGTAACACAACCGACTGAACCAACAGATACACCACCAAACAACTGAGGAATATATGAAGCTTTTAACAGCAGCAGGTAATGGTAATGGTGCAACTATTAAACGTGAACAAGCGTATGATAGACACCAAAGCCAAGATTATAGTGTTTTCGTATACGGTACTTTTGACGGTGCTACTGTCAAATTAGAAGTTTCTCCGGATGAAGGTGTGAATTGGTTTGATACTGGATTAGCAATTACAGCACAATCAGTTGCGAACGTTGAAATTAGGGCTGCTCACGTACGCGGTGTTGTTAGTGGTGGCGGCGGAAGTGTAGCTATTCAAATGCTTTTGAAGTAATGGCAACCAAAGAACGTATCATTATAGAGGAGATGTTTCAGATCGTCGATAAAAGCGGCGCAGACGTCCCATTTCGTTTAAATACCTATCAAGCAGAATTAGATGCCAATCTCACCGGACGAGATATCATCCCAAAAGCTAGACAGTTGGGTATCAGCGCATACTTCCTTGCAAGATACCTCGCCAAATGTCTCTCTAAACGAAACACCCGAGCGGTGGTTATTTCGCATGATATGGAAAGCACTCAACGTATGCTTTCACGTGTGCATTACTATCTTGAGCATATACGCGGTCCAAAAGCGGTTATCAAGAACGCTTCGAAAAATGAACTAACCTTTCCTAAAACTAATAGTATGTTTTACATAGGAACTGCAGGAGCTAGAGCATTCGGTCGAGGCGATATGATAACGGATTTACATTGTTCAGAAGTTGCTTATTGGGAGAATCCGAAGAACTTGATAACTGGTTTGTTCCAAGCAGTCCCCCGAGAGACAGGAGAGATTGCTATTGAAAGCACTGGAAATGGTGTCGGAAACTACTATCACCGTACGACTATGCGTGCCTACGAAGGTAAGAGTCGTTTCCGAATTCATTTCTTCAACTGGCTGCGTTCACAAGAATATAGGGTTTCTCTGAATGAACAAGAGAAAGAGGATTTTCTCAAGAACTTGAAAGATGATATTGACGAACCAGAATTACTCAAGATGGGATTGACCCCTGAGCAATTGATGTTTCGCCGGGAAAAGTTAGAAGAGCTTGACTATGATTTATCAGCTTTCAAGCAAGAATACCCTATCACTCTCGATGAATGCTTCCAAGCGAGCGGGGCAAGCTTTTTTGCAAAGGTGAACTATGAACCGCTTGACTCCTGGGTTAAGGATTCTGAAGATAAAAATCTCTGGTATCTTGAAGATGCGTACAAGCACAAACCGAACAGATATGCAATTGGTGTCGACGTCGGCGGAGGAGTTAGAAGGGATAGATCGGTTGTCGAGGTTGTCGATATCTTCAAAGATGAACAAGTCGCTGAGTGGGTAGGTGATCGCACTGATCCGGGTGAACTCGCGAAAGTTGTTATCAGGTTGGGTTTACATTTCAGGGATGCTTTCGTAACCGTGGAAACAAACAATCACGGAGCAGTTACCCTACTCAAGTTGAGGGAGGGTTTCCCGCAACTTGGTATCAAAGGTTATCCTGAGTACCTCTTGTTTCAAAACAACAAGCCTGCGGATACCTTACTAGATTATGGTTTCAAAACAACTGCTCGCACGAAACCCATCTTGATCGGTAATCTTCGAACTGCCCTATACCAAGGATCTAAACTTCATAGTCCTGCACTCAAGGATGAGATTTCTACCTTTATCGAGACTGATAATGGTAAACTCGAAGCTACCGAAGGTTGCTTTGATGATAGAGTCATAGCTTATGGTGTTGCTCTAGAGGGTGCAAAGTACAGCCCTTATATACACGAGATCCCGACGCAAACTGTTAAGGCAGCTGCGATAGAAACGTTTGGGATGGAACAGCTACTCGCTCAGTTACAAGCGAAACGTAAACATGCAAACGGGGATTACCCCATACCGTACCAAGATATAGGAAGCTATGAACGTCCTACTCGTCACTAGAGATTTCCGTTCCTTTGGTATCGCCACTCGTCTGGCGAAAGAGAACCATGAGGTAACTGTCTACACTGGTCGTACCAAAGGTATGAGTTTCGGTGAGGGACTGGTGAAATTCGTCGCGCATCCTCTGGAAGCTATTAAGGAATGTCAGTTCATTATAGTAGACGGGCCTATAGAGAAATCGATCTATGATTGGTCAAAAACTTACAACAAGCCAGTTGTAGGTAGTTCACCAATGACAGATCTGATGAATGCTGATGTCTATAAAGAAGTGCAGATAGCTCAACGTTTCAACATCCCGTTACCCACAACTGAGGTGATTGGCGACGTATCAGATATGTACTCCAAGATTCTGGATTGGAACCCTATTCGAACAACCATTCGCTACGACCGGAACAGTATCACGATAGATCAACGTGAATGGATGGCGTGGGCGATGCATAAGCTTCCTGTAGGGAAAAAGCTTGTATTGCAAACTCCGGAATTTGGCGAAGCCGTAGATGTTATTGGTTGGTTCGATGGTCTACATTGGGCAGAGCCTTTTCTTCTGAAGAGCACTAATGATGCAAACTTACGTGCTTCAACTCTCCTGGCACTTTATGATAGGGCCTGGGTTGATAGAGCCGTTAGACCTTGGGAACAGCTCTTACGCAGTATTAACTATAAAGGACCGTTTCGTGTTAGGCTTTGCCTCAGCAAAGATGAATGCACAGTTCTTTCGACCTATGCCGGGATTGAGTTTCCATCAGTATATGCCTTTTTGGAAGGTATCAAGGAACCAATCGCCGATTTCTTTAATCGCATAGCGTTTGGTAACTGTCCAGAGTATGACATTACAAAAGATCATATGTCTGCCTTCAGTGTAGGAACAACCATAGCTGATCCTGAAGGTATACCGATTTTGGGCCTCGACGAAGGCAACACAAAACACATATTTTTTGGTGCAGTTGCTCAGCGCCCGGACGGCCCAATTATTAGTAAGGGATTGCCTTGGGTATACGTTGTAGCAGCCAGAGGACGGGATATAGATGAGAGCTTTGGTAGAGCATACTTTACTGCGAGTGTAGTTAAGGTGCCTGAACCTAAGCTTACCAACGGTCTCCCCGGTGTGTATAAGCCGTGGATGAATCGTGTCAGATCCTTAGGATACCTCTAGAATGGAAGGTTACGATAAGGGTAAACCGGACGTGGCCTTCTGGCTACGTCAGATCCGGTTAGGGCTTGAGTTTCGGAAGCGTTGTGCTTACGAGGAGAAGTGGCCAAGGTGGAGAAATTACTACCGTGGATTGTGGGCACCAAACGTCCAACCCTCCAATCTCTATTTCAAGATGATTCGAACTATAGTACCACGAATCTATTTCCGGAATCCCTCCGTGTCGATTACATCAAGACGTGCAGGGCTAGAGCATCACCTAATGGCTCAGTTACTCGAGCGCACGGACAACACCCTCTTTCTACAGATGGGCCTGAAGGGTCAAATCAAGAAAATGGTTCGTGATAACTTTATGTTTGGTGCAGGTATCGGTAAGTTGGGCTTTGGCTCACAGTTCCAAAGTTCACCCGAAACCCTAGGAACTACGCAGGCTCCACTTGTGCGGGGCAAAGAAGCGCTAGAGTATAACATACTCGTGCAGCCCAATATGCCGTGGTTCCTGCGTAACCCCGTGAGTGGCTATGTCATAGAAGCAGGTGCTCCTGATAAGGATAGTGCGCGCTGGGACTGTTATATTATTCGCCGACCAGTAAGTGATATCAACAGTGACCCACGTCTCAAGAATGCAAAAGACCTCGGGCCTACTGAGCATAGAAGCTTCCCGCGTAGGGGAGAAGATCAAATCCGCACACCAGTAGATATGTGTGATCTCTATGAAATACGAGATAGAAAGACTGGAAAAGTCTTTGTTATCTCACCATCGTTGAACGATAAAACTCTACTGTTTGACGATGATTACTTTTTCAGGCATGGTATCGATGTGACCAATGCCCTAGTGTTTAACGAGGATGATGAGAACTTTTGGGGTATCCCGGATGCTCAAATTCTCGAGCCGAGTCAGCTTGAGATAAATGAAATCAAGACGGTGAAGATGTATCATCGTCGGTTGAGTGTGCTAAAGGTGCTCTATAAGAAGGGTGCTATCACTCAAGAGCAGTTAGATATCCTACTTGGTCCTGATATCGGTGCTGGTGTAGAAATTCTAGGAAATGTCCAAACAGATGTTAAGCCAATGCAAGCTGTTAATGTACCGCAAGATCTTACCGAAGGTGAGTTTGCCGTACTACAGGAAGTACGAGAAGGTCTCGGCTTTAGTAGAAATGAGTTTGGTGAGTTTAAACCTGGATCTCACAGCCCAACGGCTACCGAGGTTGATAACGTCAAGGCATCAAGCGAGATCCGTGTAGATGAACGCCGGGATATGATCGCTGATATGATAACGAAGCTCGCCAACGATGTGCATCCTATCATCTTTAATCATTGGACAAAAGATCAGGTACTTGATATAGTCGGACCGGCAGGCATACCGCTATGGATCGCCTTCCAGCCTACTATGCTTAAACGTGGACAATACCTCACCAAGGTTGATCCTGATACCTCGGTGCCTGAAACGAAAGATTTACGCACAGCGAAGGCCCTTAAAACCTATGAGATCATGAAAACTAATCCGCTGGTCGATCCTATCCTTCTGACTAAGTACGTCTTGAGGGAGTTACATGGAATCTCCTTCGACGATATGATGCCGGAATTGCAGAACGGCTTAGGCCTCTCCCCCGAGCAGCCGATGCAATTAGGACAGGCGCAAACCCTGCTCCCGCAGATGCAAAAGGCAGTCGGAGATAGGATTGGCCAGCTTCCATTTGCTGGTAAAGGTTCAGTATGATATACGATATGCAATGCAACAAGTGCGGAGAAACCAGCACTATCTCCTGCCGCATAAGTGAACATGAAACCAAGGTAAAACCGGGTTGGCCTCATGGTTGTGGTGGTAGAATGACACAAGTCATAACTGGCTTAGGCCTTGGCTTTGTGCGTGAGGGCTTCCCGAAGAATGATCCCGGGTGGGAACACGTTACCGATGACGGTCGCCCCATTAGCTCTAAGAGCCAATTAAAAGATCTTTGTGAACAAAACGGTTCACAAAGTAGATATCTGATGGATGATTGTTAGTTGTTCAAATTTTGAACAAAAGAGGAAGCAAAAGTGGACGGTAATGTAATAAGCACACTGACGGTTAGGTTCTACGATAACCGAAACATTGACGTGGTGTTCGATAAAGTAGATGGAATACAGGCCAAGCAAATTGACATTGTACATCGGCTGGCATATAGAGAACTTACAAGGATGAGAGCTGCTCAAAGGCAGCGCGCAGGAGGGATTTCCCCGCCCGCACAGCCGCCAACCAACGGAGCGGCGAAGCCGCAGGGAGTAACTGCCGAAGTCGATAAGCCAACACAGAAGAAATATAATGCTCCAACTATCTTACCAGCAGTAACTCATAACATACCAGCCGTATCCTCAGGTTTTGCTGATATGGGTGGTGTACCTGTAACTCAAGCTGAAAAAGATGCTTTGGCCGGAAAGACGACGACTCCTGTAATCAAGAAGTGACGGAGAACTTAGATGCCCGAGAATGACGCAGTAAAATATGACTTGACGAAAGATCCAGCTTTTTTGGCTCTCAAAGAGGAATTTGGAAAAGTTGGTAAAGCAGTTGCCGGTGTTCTTGCAATCGCTCAGGCGAATAACACTAGCAATAGCGAACTCAAGAAACTTGTTGAAAATCTGCAGAAAGGTGCCAAGCCAGGTACTAATCGTGCTGATGATGACGATGATGACGATGATGATGATATTGACCCTGAGGATCTTGATGAGATTCCAGCCGGTAAGTTCCGAAAGGCTCTCTTAACTGAAGTTGGAAAACTTCTCGATGGTAAATTGGCAGAAGTAAGTACTGGTATGCAGAATCTCAGTCGTGGGATTCGTACTACAGAATTACGCGGAGAGGCTAAGGAACTAGCTGGTAAGCATAAAGATTTTGAAGAATGGGCTAATGAAATGAATACTCTGGGAAAGGATAACCCAAAGCTTTCACTCAAACAGCTCTACACATTGGCAAGAAGTGAATACCCTGAGAAGGCTAAAGAATTGGACGAGAAGTTCGTAGAGAAGCCTGAGAAGAAAGACGATTCGCTGTCGCTATTTGGCGGCTTTAGACCCACCATCGGGACGGATACGGGTGGAAAAGATGAGACTCCTAAGACGGCAGAAGAGGCATCCGAAGCAGCGTGGAAGGAAACTGTTGAAAAGTTTCCGGCTCTCGCTCGCTTAGGAGGAGACGGTGATGTCCTGGATTGACCCTTTATCGGAGAGACTTAAATGCCTGCTTCGTTAACAGAGGTACTGGACAACCTGTATGCTTCTACCTTTCATCACAGAAGGGAGGCAGTCATTGACAACGTCTTTGCTGCTACGCCTTTCTGGTTCTACCTGAAAGAGAAGAAGAAACTAAAGTCCGTATCTGGTGGTCGCCAGATTCTCGATACGATCGAGTATGCTGAAAACGACAGTGTGAGCTTCATTGGAAGGGGTGGAACTGTCTCCCTCAATGATCGCGAGTTCTTGACTAATTCCGTCTGGAATTGGCATTATCTCGTGGGTAGCATTGTCCGCTTTGGTGTGGACGATCAGCAGAATCGTGGTAAGACCCGGATTCTTGATTTGGCTAACGCCAAGGTGAATAACCTTCAAGAATCACTCATCTCCCTAATGGAAACTACGCTCTGTGCTGGAGCTGGTGCTGTTGGTGGAGCCTTCGATGGCCTACAACATCTCGTTAAGAATGATCCAACGACTGGCGCAGTAGTCGGTAACATTGATCCAACAGTAGCAGCAGGTGCGTACTGGAGGAACAAGACTGACACTATGAGCGGCTCGTCATTCGCGACGAATGGAACGGCCAAGATGCGAACGATGGTCAACAATTGCATGAACAATCGTGCAATGGACCGTCCGGACATTATCCTCACCACTCAGACTGTGTTTGAGTTCTGTGAAGATAACATCTTGGATAAGTTCCAGATTCAAGATAAAAAGATGGCAGACTTGGGATTCGAGAACATCAAGTTCAAGAATATCCCATTGATCTGGTCGCCTTCAGTGGCAACTGGACTGATGTACTTCCTTAACACGAGGTTCATTACGTTCCATTACGATCCGGCCGTGTTCTTTGATATGACGGAATGGAAATCCATTCCAGATCAGGTCAATGACCGGGCGGCCCAAGTCATCACTGCGTGCGGTTTTACGACGAATCGTCGTCGCGTACAAGGTGTGATTCACACGATCGATACTGCATAAAGGAGGTGGCAAGTGCCTAACAACAATACGTCGATGAAGAAGATCTTTGCCACTAAGCTAACTGATGTTAGCACGACCGATAAGGAAGGAATCGGTTGTCTCCGTTTTGAGGGTGCAAAGGTCTATAAGTACGTTAAGTACCATGGCGGCTCTGGTCCTGTAGCTGCGGTTGCTGGTAATGCCTGTTACTATCACGGAGACGATGCATACGCATTGGATGCTTGTGAAGTAACTTCTGACCTTACAGACGCAGCGGCTGTACCGATCGCAGCTGGTGTTCTACAGGCAGTCATTCCGACTGGTAGCTTTGGCTGGATCCAGATTAAGGGTGTAGCAACTCTTACTACGGCTCTCACAGCTGGCGCAGATGGAAATGCTTTGACTGCTGTTGGTGCTACGGATGGTACTCTCGACGTGTCTGCGGCGGTCACAGATCCTATCTGTGCAGTCGCTTTGGATGCTTCGGCGAAGATTGTCCTTTTGGACTGCCCTTGGTAAGCAAGGAGTGGGGGAGGGAAACCTCCCCCTCTTTTAAACTATGTCAGTGTTAACCTTAGCTCAGATTAAATCAGAAGTTACGACTATTCTCGGTGGTCGAACAGACATCGAGTCTAGGCTTAACAACATGGTGAACCTTTCGCAGTTAAGATTAGCAAGACTACATGATTTTGACGAGCTGCGTGCCAAAGCAACGATTGATACAGTTATTACAGCTAATGCTGCGGATGATAAGATTGTTTCACTTTCAACCTTAGCGCGCTATCGTAAGATCTATTCTATTCGCCTATATAGTACAAATCAGCGATCAAGAAAACTTAAGAAGATATTATCTAAAAACTGGGATAGACGTATTCCTGAACCTGAATTCTATAGTAGAGGTATCCCTGAGGCTTATACTCTATGGGGTAAGGATACGATGGAACTTTGGCGAGTGCCAGATATTGTCTATACCATGCATTTCCGCTATAGCAGGTGGCCTAACCTGGTAACAGATGCCGATGATGGAAATAATCTCGATCTGGAAAATATCGACGATTTGATTATTCATCTGACTGGTAGCTATGCAGCTTTGAGTTTAGGTCACATGGAGAAATCAAACGAACTATTTAGTATCTATAGAACGTTGGCTAGGGAAGCTATTGGTGAAGATGACGAAGATTTTGAACGTAGTTTGACTGGTATGGGAGATTCCCTCAGTTCAAGTTCTTTGGGTTACGACGACCCCTTTGTGCGTAGCGTAGAGGTATCGCAGGCATGAAGCATACCTCTTGCCCATCGCTTGAAGTGCTCGCTACGCGTTTCGACGCGCATGTGATATTGGTTGAGGAGCGTAAAAAGAATGATGAGGAGCGGCGTGTTCAGTTATCTGAGAATCTGAAACTGCAAGCTGCGGAAACGGCTCGGCGGTTGTATGAATTAAATCATGCTCACGATCAGGCTGAGAAGAAGAATCAAGATTATGTATCGAAGAACATGCATGAAGCAGCGGTTCGGGAAATGAACCAAAAGCACGATCAATTTGTTCAGACAATTACTCAGAAGAATGATGCGCTACAAAAGCTTGTTTATATTGGACTTGGATTGGTGTTAGCGACACAGTTAGCCTTAACCTTATTTTTTGGAAAAGAGCTATGATTTCTCAAATCTTAGGTGCATTATGGCCGTCGGCTAATCCGACACCGGAGGATATGATGCGGTGGAGAACATTGTATTCCTTGATCGTTATGGCGTTACTAAGTTATGCAATATGGGGACACTATAACAAAGCAAACGCGCAAGATGTAAAAGAAGTTGCTGCTGCACAAATCGAATCTCAGATTTGGGAAGCACGAAAAGAGCAATGTCTGACACCATTAGGTACTAGGCTTAGGGAGATTCTAGCTGATCGTGTGAACAAGCTCCTAGGACAGTACACAGCTGCTGCGGGAAAACCGTATAACTTACCAAACTGTAGCGAGTTTGGAGGAGTTGGATAGTGGCCGAAACACTAGGACAGAAACAACGCCGATTTGCTAGGGGACTTCCTCTTCTAATGATGTATGCTCATTATCTTGGCTATGAGGTTGCTACTGGTGAAGCTGAGCGAGGGAAAGCGCAAGCAGCAGCTAATGCAGCTTCTGGTGCTGGAATTAGTAATAGTTTACATATCCTACGATTAGCAATTGATCTACACCTTTATATCAATGGTGTTTATCAAACTGATAGTGAGGCGCATAAGCCCCTGGGGACTTTTTGGAAATCTTTATCCCCCGATCATCGCTGGGGTGGAGATTTCAAAGATGCTCAAGGTAGGCCGAAGCCGGATGGAAACCATTATAGTATTGAGCATGAAGGTAGAAAATGAGTAACTTTGCACGAGCTTGGGGTGCTAGCTATGAAGCCCTCCCACCTGATAGCGGTGAAGCTGCTGCTATTGGTGCCTCACGAATACGAAATCTGAAGGCTGATCTTCGTCAGCGAATGCAGATAGACCACGAATGGAATGATGATCTTGATGCTGGTTCTGACGACGGGTATCACAAGAAAGTTACTTTACGAGTACACGGTGCTCCCGCACAGTTAGCTAATGCGATCATCCTCTATTGTTTAGCTCATAACAATGGGACTAACACCAGGGATGAACTACATACAATCGACGAAGATGGTAATGTTATTCGACTGACTGAGCGTGGAGCCATTGCTCTACTGAAATCAGCAAATAGCTGGGAAAAATCCCAGGTAACAGCAGAAGAAACGTTAACTGATGCAGCAACGATTGCTGTTGATGCATCTCTTTCCAATGCATTCAAGGTTACACTTGGTGGCAATCGTACACTTGCCGAACCGACTAATGGCGTAGCCGGACAAACTATATCTATTCGTGTAATACAGGATGGTACTGGTAGTAGAACATTAGACGTTACTACCAATTACAGAGGAAATACACTCGATGATCTTGTATTCTCTACCGGAGCAAATGCCGAAGATCTTCTAGTTCTCTATTGCGCTGCCTCGAATGATTGGAGAGTTGTTTCACTCAAGAAAGACTTTGATGATAACATCTAATGCCATTTAATGCTATATTGTTGGGTGCCGGAGGATTGCCTATATACGAGGTGAACATATCCTCGAATAGACAAAGTTGGAAGAAATCAACTGATTCTACTATACCTTCTAATCGTCCTGTTATTGTACGATTCACCATTGAAGCAGGTATAGTTATACAACCGACAACTGCTATAAATGCAGTAACGTTTGATGCTCTTGCCGACGATTCTATAGTAGAATTCGTGAATCTTGGATTTGCTCTTGGCCGTGGTGGAAACGGAAGTGCGGCAGGAACTCATGCTATTCGTGCAAACTTTAATGGCCGTCTTCGTTTAACTAATGCATCAGGAGAAATAAAAGGTGGCGGTGGTGGTGGTGGCTTAGGTGGCGGTTGTCTTATTTGGGTGCCTGGCGATACCGCGTATGAATCTCATGCCGGTGGGGGAGGTGGTGGGGGTGGAGCCGGAGGTGGAACGAAAGGATCTGGTGGTGCTGGTTTCGGTGTTGGTCCTGATGGAGATGATGGAACTGATGGAACTGCTGGTGCAGCAGGAACAGCTGGTGCAGGTGGTCAAGGTGGAGACTCCTCAGCTGGTGATGGTGGAAGTGGTGGTGCTTACGGAGTAGCTGGATCAGCTGGAACTAATGGTGTTCGTCACGGCGGTGGACCAACAGACGGTAATGCAGCTGAAGCTGGTGGTGCTGGTGGAGTAGCTGGTTTTGCGATAAAACATGATGCAGGTACTGAGATTACATGGCTTTCAGGTGAAGCTAACAAGGCTGGTTCTGTTGGCACCTGATGTTCAAATTTTGAATAACTATGACCCTACAAGTTAGACGTAATGATTGGCCAGATGAAAAAAGTTTTCGTGCGATTCAGCAGATCGTCGAGAAGATACGTAGTCTTGAAAATATCATAGGTAGTCAAGATGGTGACGTCTGGACACCCACTCATACACTAGTTGCTAATCTTGACGGATCGACAGTATTTCAAGGTCATTACATACGTTTCGGAAATACAGTTCATGCTGGTGTTAAAGTATCAGTTAATCCCACAGCTCCTGGTGTTGAAACGAAGCTTGGAATATCTCTACCCATCGCGTCCGATTTCAACTCAGAAAATGATTGTTCTGGTGTTGCAGGAGCTTCGGGTATTGCAGGTCAAGTTGCGGCAGTTAGAGCTGATCCAACTAATAATCGTGCTGAGCTGGTATGGATTGCAGGTGATATTAGTAATCAGTCTATGTATCTAATGTTCTCGTATGAGGTGGTAGAGTGAAACGTTTTTGGGGTTTGATACTAGCTTTACTGGCTATACCGGCTTTTGCTACTATTCACTATATGCCCGCAGGTGCAGGGCAACTTATTATGTTCGGGTTGGCTGCGGATTCGAAGCCAGCAACAGCTAACGGTACAGTATTCATTGAGATGGATACTGGTAAATTCTATCTTCGTGAAGGCGGATCTTGGGTAGAGAAGCTTAATGATTCCTATGGAGTAGGTGGGGGTGGTGCTCCTACCACAGTTGATTATCTAGTTGGAACCGCAGATGCAGCTCTATCCGCAGAAATAGTTGTAGGTACTTCTCCAGGAGGAGAGTTGGGTGGAACGTGGGCTGGCCCAACAATAGATGACGGTACTACTGTAACTAGTTGGGTTATGGGAGCTTCGACGGCTACATCGCCAGCTGCTAATGATAACGATACTAGCCTTGCTACTAGTGCTTTTGTTCAAAGTGAAATAGATGATGGAGACCTTCTTACAGATAACTGTGTATTGCAAAATGATGCTACTCCTATACCTGATTCCTGTGTAGGAGATGGTACGGATGGTGGCGGTGGAGTTGATACAGCTAACAGTCCAAACGCCAACGAATTCGCTCGTTTCACTGATGCTGATACGATCGAAGGACGCACAGTTTCGGAGGCTAAAACTGATCTCTCACTCAATAATGTAGATAATACGAGTGATGCGAGTAAACCAGTTTCTACGGCTACGCAAACTGCTCTAGATTTAAAAGCTCCGCTAGCCTCGCCAACCTTTACCGGTAATCCGCTTGGTCCGACTGCCTCAGCGAATGACAGCGACACGAGTCTCGCCACTACAGCCTTCGTACAGGGAGAGGTAGATGATTTAGATAACCTCTCGGATAACTGCACGATCGAGAACGACGCCACGCCAATCCCGGACTCCTGTGTAGGTGATGGCTCGGATGCAGGAGGCGCTGGTGGTGATGATGTAGTTTATACGCCAACTACGGCCGATACGGCGGTAAACTCGACCTCTGATGTTACTATTGTCACGCGTGATGTGACAAGCGTTTCAGCTGGCAATCAGGTAATCGTAGATGCGTGGTTCACGATCCTGAATAACAGCGGCGCGACCCGCGTCTACGTCATCACGCTCGACTGCGACGGGCTGTTCGATATTGAGATTTCGACGGGCGCCTTAGCCGTCTCCGCGACACTCATGCATCCGTTCCATGTGACTGCGGTCTGCGATATTCGCTCGACCAGCTTGGCCTACGCAATGGTGCATGTTGATGGTCAGCTCGCTGCAGGCATTGCGTCAGGGACCGACACGACGATGGCCGCGACCCATCTACAAGGCAAAGGGTGGGGCACGTCAGCATCGAACGCGACTGGCACATTAACCGTCGCTCTTTTGGTTCGCTCGGCCAATGCGACAGCTACGCAAACCCTGCGCCTGCATCACTTCACGATTCGCAAGGTTACGCCGACGTGATCGTTATAGGACAGTGGGAATAATGTCTACCACCAAAGAAGCCTTTGTAGAGTGGCACGATAAAACCCTCGATACCTTCGATGGGGGAGTTGTTCTTGACCATGATAGTGAACTTCTGGACGAAAATCAGCTCCTCAAAGCTATTTCTATGGTTCTGCGTGATAAGCAGCTTCGTAGCGATACTGGGTATATACCTACTCTTACACCTGTTTATAGTACTCCGCGGAAGCATATTAGCTATAAAACACCTGCAGGGATAGTACATGAACTTCTGATATGTGATGGTGAAGTCTATCAGAAAGATGAAGACCAATGGCAAGTTGTAGATGGTGGTGTTGCTACCACTCTTACTAATAACGAAGCACTTAACTCAATTACCCTAGAAGTTGTCGATGATGCTGGTTTCGCTGATAACGATATTATTGCAGTTGAACTATCAGACGGACAATTCGGATATGTTACAATTAACGGAACACCAGTCGCAAACGTTATCACATTGGATGCTCCGGGGTTGCCTGTTAACGCTCTTACTGGTGATCGCGTTATTAAGCTTGGTTATCTTAATGGCGGTTCTGCCGCCCATGTTACTGCTAAGCCTATTCCTTGGGATGACTGGCTTGTATTTACTAATGGCGTTGATTTTGTTATGCGCTTTGATCCGGCAACGAACGATATTGATACCATCTCTGGTATTACTAATGTCGTTTGCCAAACGTTGGAGATATATGATAACAGTCTCATTTTAGGAAACACTGTTGAGGCGGGTACAGCTTTTAAATATAGGTATAAGTATTGTGCTAAAGGTGACGTGACGAATTGGACTACGCTGGAGGCAGGTCATACTGATTTGCTAAACATAGAATCTCCAATTATGCAACTCCTCAACCTTGGTCCGTTTTTGATTATATACCGAGATAAGGCAATACACCGTATCGCTATATCTAGTAGCTTCCTGCGTCGTTTTGATACTGATACAGCGGTCAGCGGTATAGGTGTGTTCAGTAATCACGCTGTTGTGGATCTTGTTGATAAGCATATCCTTTGGGGGAATGATGGATTCTATACCTATCAGGGAGGCTTTGACGCACCCCTTATGGAAAATGGTTTATATAACGTTCTTTTCGGTCCTAACGGAGAATTGGCTGAAGCTGTAAGACATAAGTCCTTTGTAGTCTATCTTAAGAAATACAAAGAAGTTCTGTTTTGCTATCAAAAAACCGGTGATAGTGGTGTGCAGAATGCTGTTCGATATCACGAGAAAGTACCGCAAGGTTGGATGACTCGTCGCTTTGGACATATACTTACTGGTTTTGGTACACAAGTTGGTGGTAGTTCCTTCGAATGGGATGATCTTACTAGCGATTGGATAGCCTACGTTGGTAATTGGTCTAGCTTTGGTGCTTCTAGTGCGGTAGAGCAACCTACATTCTGCGCGCCAGATCATGCCGTTGTGTATAACTACCTCACTAGTAGCGACAACGACGGAAATACGGATCAAGATATTAGCAATGTTTTCGAGACAAAGGACTTTTCAGATCCAATTTACTTACTCCGACATGATTACTTAGACGTATTTGTTCGGGGTGGATCTATCACTGTTGAATACTCTTTAGATAAAGGTACAAGCTGGAATCAGTTTCCATCCGGAACCGTAATGGCTGGAGCTATAACGCAAAGGTTCCGTCTGTTTAAGCAGTTTGTCTCTAGAACAATTCGTTTCAGGATGACGACGACCGACCCGTTGACGGTGGCCGCGTTGCATATGAAATATAAACTTGAGTTTGAGCATTAGGAGTTTGCAGTTATGAGTTTCATGGATACTCTTTTCGGCTCAAAGCCAAAAGCGCAGTTTAAAATTTTTGATACTATATCTGACACCCAACGTGGTGGATTAGATGCTCTTATTGCTCAATTAGGAGCTAGGAGTGCACAACCCTATAAGGGTGATTTTAGTGCTGGCATGAGTAAAGGTGAGGGTTTATCACTAGCTGCTCTCGAAGAACGTTCTATGCAAATGGCTATGCCAGGAGCTAACGCAAATTTCGATGAAGCTGGTAATACTCTACGTTCTCTTATGGACTTTAAGGGTCAAACCGCTGACACAGAAGGATTCTACAAAACAAATGTAGAACAACCTTTACTCGAACGATTCCAAGAGGAAATTCTCCCACAGATTTCTCGAGGCTTTGGTGGTTCAGATTTCTTTTCTACTGAACGTCAGGGTGCTGAGGGACAAGCTCGTGGAGAGTTGTTAGAATCTCTTGCGAGTGGTAAAGAACGTGTTTCTCTTGACGCATTTAATCAATCCCGTGATAGAGCACTTCAAGCTGCTGGTCAAATACCAGGACTTGAGGGTGCCCAGGATGCACGTACTCGTTCTATGATTGATATTCTCGACGCGGCAGGGCTTCCTCGGGAACTTGCACAAGCTGACCTTGATAGGAAGTATCAGGATTTCCTTCGTATGATTATGCAAGATAAAGATATGATGGAGCTATTCTCACGTTTAGTCCTTACACCCACTAAAGATAATATTGGTGTTAGTGTTGGGGGTCAACAAGGTATTATTGGTGATCTTGCTAAAGCTGGTGCTACTGCTTATGCGGCATCTGATCGACGCCTCAAGACTGACATTCAGAAAATAGCAGTAATTAATACAATACCTTTCTATACTTATAGATATAATTGGGATAACCCTGATATACCTGTACGTATAGGTGTAATGGCAGATGAGCTTATTAAAAAAGCCCAGCATTTAGTTTATAAAGATAATAATGGATATATGTATGTTAATTATGGGGGACTTATACAATGGCTCAGGTAATATATGTTCCAGAAGATACGAGACACGCAGATACTACTGCTGATGTCGGTGACGCATTAGGTACTGTGCTCGCAGCACGTAGGCAGAAGAAGCTAGAGAAGGAGTTCGATAAAGCTTTTGATATGGTAAATACTGCTCCTGATTATAAGACTGCAATTGAATCCCTAGGCTCAGTTGATCCACAGATCTTGAGTAATAAAGAGGCTATCTCACTGTTAACAGATCAGGTAAATCGGCGCTTTCCTGAACAAGACGTTGAGGAAGTAGTCAATGCTCAAGGTAAAGTAGCAAACGTTAATTTCCCCAAAGGAAAACCTCTCACCGACGAAGAGCTTGCTGGTAGAGGAATGAAGCGTAAAAACGTTGCTGGTATTGATGAGTTCTTTTCAATGGATGAAGATACTGGTGAGGTTGACTATGTATCTGGAGTTACAGCTACTGATGCACAAGCTCGTGATCCGAAAAGACTACTGACACCAGTAAAAGACGCTGGGGCCGCTGCACAGTTAAAGAATGCATTTGCGAATCTACAGCAAAATCAGATTCAACGTGACAAACTGAAACAAGACAAAGCTACACAAGATGACCCCACTCAATTTGAACAGGAAGTGGGTGCTATTGCTCAGCGATTGCAATTAGATCTGAATAATCCCGAACAGCGAAATAGGGCAATTAACGTTCATCACGGTTCTGATGATGCACGCAGTTCCTATAGTGCTTTGCTTACCAAAACTGTAGGAGATACCGTAGCTCTTACTGCGCCTGACGTAGCTGGTGCTGTTGCTGTCGGTTCCTCTTTCCTTGAACCTACTCTTGCGAATGAAGGTTCACCGGATGATGCTTCTCGTGCAGCCTATTCAGCTTTTGCATACACTTATCTCAATAATCCTAATAAGTCTATTCGGTTTGGTCCGGAAACAGTAAAGAGGCTTCAGAGAGATTTCACCGATATTACTGGTTTCATATCTGGTGATGCGAACTTGAGACGTGCTATTGCTGATGCTGATGGACAATTACGAAACGGTCAAGTTGGAACCATAGATGTGTACGATGACAAGGGTGAAGTAATAGGTTCTGTTACTGTTGCTAAGCAGGGTAACAAAACCATTCCTATTTCAGGTAGTAAGAACTAATGAACGTTCTTCAGTTACAAGCTACTAAACCTGTTATTGAAGAAGAACAGGTTACAGCTGGTACTGTGAAAAATCCTGTTAGGCTCAAGGCAGCTTCTCCTATCAGACCTGAACCTCCTACCCTTGAACCAAACGAACTACCTCCGCCAGAGTCTGTACCTGAAGAGACGCTTGCTCAGATAAATCCTATGTCTGCGTTCAAAGTACGTTTGATGCAGATAGGTGAAGCTAGTCTTAGCATAGCGTCCAGTGCAATAGGAGCAATACCATCCTCCGTTGCTGCTACTATTTCTCCTATAAAGGACGTAGTTGAGTTTATTGGTAATAGTGCTATTAGAACAGTAAAGGGTGGTTATTACGGAGTTGGTGAAGTTAACACCCTCAGAGACCTTGAAGGTACACCTGATCGTATGTCTAAAGCCTTCAATATGACGCAAGAGTCGCTTAGCTGGGAAGCACGCACAGAGGAGGGTAAACGCTACGTCGATAATATAGGTAAACAGTTTGATGAAATTCGTGAGATTGCTGGTAACACTATAGCTACTCCCCTTCGTATTCCTAGAGAAATGCAAGAAGAAGCTACTGGTAAATCTATTGATCCAAGCGCAGCAGAAGCTGCTCTATTTGCTGGTGGTAGCTCAGCAATAGATGTGATCCTCACGCTAGCTGGTGGCCGCGTAGCATCTAAGGTTTCGCGACCGACTACTCCTAAAGGTCAGATTGTAATGCCAACAGGAACTCCTAATCCTGTTAGCGGATTGGGTAATGGTAAGATCAAAATTGAAGCCCTAGAAGCGTTACCCGATTCTAAGCCTAAATTCAAATCACCGCAAGAAATGGAGCAACGTGTAAGTGATATAGCTCAGGGGAAGATACAAAACGAAATTGTGGTTGAGACCGTTGAAGGTCTCCCTGTTCGTGTAATATCAGGCCAAGATTCTCTTATGGTCCTTCGTGGAATGAAAGCCAAAGGAGTACAGGTTAGAGAAGCTAAAGTACGTACAATAGAACGTAACGTACTTCCGGTGGATGATGCCAGCGCAGCTAAAGTTGGTGCAGCTTTCTCTGCTGACGATGCAGCTCTTGAAGGTATCAAAGGGCGAGCAAAGCGTGGCATGGTAGAGGCTGCTCTCAAGAATTTCGTAGACACTACTGGTAATGTACGCAAAGCTCTAGAGAAACTGGGCCCCGAAGGACATAAAGCCGTTGAACAGTTAGTCCTCCGGGCAGGTGCTACACCTAGGGCACAGGCTATGCTTAACGATGCGTGGTATAAAATCTATGACGGACTATCTAGAAGTCGTGGTTCTGGAGCGACCATTGCTGGTGAACTTATCCACAATGAACGCGCTCTATTTGACCGCTTTGCTATTGCCCACCGTATCGTTGCTATTGAAGGATCTAAGCTCGGACGAAAGAAGAAACCTAACTTCCACGGAGGCACAACTGGTGTCGATCATGCTAATTGGATCCGTTCTGCCCGTAAAGAACTTGGCGATGAAAAATTCGTAGAATATACACGCAGGGCGGAAGAATATTTCGATATAATGGATGGCCAGCTGAGAACTCTATACGATCATGGGTTGATATCAGGTTTAGATTATCGTAGAATGAAGGGTACTAATTACCTCACTACTCGCTATCTCGAGTTTATCGACCCACAGTTCTTGCATCAAGAAGTTGGTGGGAAAACAATCTCAGTTGGTGAGAGTGGTCTACATCCATTCAAGGGCGGCTCTAAGAAAGCACAGCTTCTCGACACAGAAAGCTTGCTCCGTGAATACGTCGTGAGGGTACAAAATAGAGTTGCTCGTAATAAAGCTAACCAAGCCCTATTCAAACTCATGATTCAGCAACCTAAGAATGGTGTCGTCAGTCCAGCTAAAACAACTGCAAAAGGTGATTTTAAAAATCCGCCACAAGGAAAAACTCTTATTAGAGTTCGTGTAGACGGTAAGACTCAAGGCATGTATATGCCCGATTGGTTAGCTGATGGGTGGGTATCTAGCTCACCTGAAATGGGTACGGCTATGGCTAATACCCTACGTATTATCAGTGGTAGCGCTTTGGTGAAACCTCTGGCAACTGGTTACAACCCGGCATTTGCACTTGTCAACATTCCGATGGATATAGTGCATATGTATCTTGCTCAGTCAGGTGATTATAGCTCATTCCTACCTATGTACTTGACACAGTACGGTAGAGATGTTCTTACTGTTCTTCCTGATACGCTTCTCCGAAAAGGTAGGTATGAAGCTTACATAAACGAAGGAGGCTGGTTCGATTTTCTCACTCAACAAGGGCAGCAGGTGCTTAATCTGAGTGGAGGTGCAAGGTATGTCCAACGGCATCAACCAAAACTCAAGTTGTTGCGTGATTCCCTGGGTTACATAAATCAAACGAGCGAGGTAATTTCTAGACTCGCACAACGGGAGCGTGTCCTCAGGAACCAGCGCGCAGCGGGGCAGGCACCCGATGGGGAAGCGGCGACCTTCGCCGCAAGAGACCGTTTGGATTTCCACCAGGGTGGTGGCGTAACTAAAGGTGCGGATAACATTATCCCGTACATCGGTGCTGCTAGCCAGGTAATGCGTACAATCGGAAGACAGGCTAAAACTCATCCTGTTGAGTTCAGCTCCAAGATGTTGCAGCTTGCCTCACCGGCGATCGGTTTGGCGGCATATAACATGCTAACTTCACCTGAAGTTATTAAGCAAGTTCCGCAGACAGAGAGACTTAGAAACTATATCATAGTACCTCCTAGCAAACCATTTATCTTAAATGAAGATGGCACGAAGCGCTATGTATACTACGCTATAAGGAAAGAACCTCTTAGTGCAGCAGTTTACAACTGGTTGGAAATTCTCACGTATAAGTATATGGGAGATAAACCAACTATGAGTACTATTGACTATGTAACAGCTAGTGCTCCTATAACCCTGACTAATATCCCTACGCTACAAGCGTATATGAGCTATGTTTCTGACTATAACTTCTGGCAAGGGGATGACACTTATGGACGTGATCAGAACGTAGATGATTATGCCAAGTTTACCGGCGATACTCCAGAGGTGTTTAAGAATTTCGGTGATCTTCTTAATCTTAAACCTGAAGGTCTAAGAACAGCATTCAAATCAGTTGTACCCAACAATGCTTATGTGCAGGCAGGTACTATGATGTATGATGAAGTATTTTCTGATCCTCTCGAGGAACAGGAAATGCAGTGGGGGGAATTACTCGCTGATATGCCAATGTCTAGTAGGGTGTATAAACTAACTAATCCCTACTCTACGTTGATGGAACGTGAGAACTATCTACCTCGCGTAGAGAATACTGAGCACAAGATAGCTTTCTATGAACTTGATAAACGTCTCAATCAGGAAGTTGAAACTCGCTATGAAGATGCCTACGCTTATGCTGAACAATTCTCCGAGAGTGACGTGTTCCTCTATAAAGATATGGTCAATCGAGTTACTGGTAGAGAAGTGTTAAACGAGTTCTTCAAGAAAGACACCCCCGCGGTATTAAATCTACCGCGAGGATGGTGGCTAGGCCTAGTACAAGAAACTTCAGGTAGGAGAGCTGAACTCTATTTTGATGCCTGGAGAGATGGGAACCAAGAAGAACGACAACAGATGGAAAGTATGGCTGGTTCTCTCGAGGCAGCAGGACTAAACTTTATGGATATAGAGTTCATGGTCAAGTTCGAGGAAATGAAAGGGAAGTACAATGTAGATGGTCCTCTTGAACTTGAATAATCACTTGTGATCTTTCAACTGTCCTGCGTGCTTCCTCTCAAGTAGTTTAGTATAGTTAAGCTGAGCAAGTACTTCAAGGTTTACATGTAGTACGTCAGCTAATCTTGCGAGATACCATAGAATATCTCCCATTTCATCAGTGAGAATCGACAGTTCTTCGCTCTTTAGAACTAATTTGGCTTTTGGATGATCGAGTGTAACTACCCCACTTCGTAACATCTTTTTGAATTTATTAGCTAGTTCTCCTGCTTCCCCTACGAGGCCGAGTATCAGGTAGTTAACTTCCCTCTCGCTGTATTCACCAGCTTCTGGATACACAGCAGTTGTGAATGTAACTTGCTGATATTTACGGATAACACTAAGCATATCCGTTTCGCTTTTTGCATTTGCAATAGATGCATTTGCATCGTTTAGTATGGACGTTTCTAGCTTTTGCATCGTTCTCTACCTTCGTAATCCATTGAATGTTACATTTCCCATCGCTCTTCCTAACCCTGACGTATCCCTCTTTCTCGTCAATTCGATCGATAGCCATTCCTTTTCTAAATCCGTTAGCAAGCGACCACAAACGAAAGTCTTCAAAGGAGCTAAAATCTGTTGTAAGTCCTCTCCATCTGGCTTTGTTGCTTCCATCTAACACCTGTCCTTTAAGTCTAGCGTGCATATTCTGATATGCTTTAAACAAGCGAATAGTTCGTACCCGCCTGGGGTAAAATAAAGTTCTATACCATTTTATACTTTTGAGGACTGGCATAGTTGTTCAAACTTTGAACATCACTGTCCTATATACTGATAGACTACTTGTTTATCAGCTGGGTTAATCATTACCCGAATAACGCCCATCTTTTCTAATGTTGCCTCTATGATCTTAAGTGTTTCATAATCGACATCACGATAGAAGTGAGTAAGTAGTTCCATCTGCTGAACTTGCTTTTTACTGGCAAGATAAATCAAGATCTTTTCGGTAGCTTGAGCGTACTTAGCAGTACCAAGCCCACTAAACACACGAGGCATTTTAACCTCTACAGCTTTCAGTGTATTTAGGGCCCGTTTGAAATCATCCTGCGTGATAATCATATCGTCGCCACGCGATGCACTGAAGATCATGCATAGCTTTCGTAAGTGTGTAGCCCTACGTTCACAGTACCCGGCGAATCGTGGGTCTTGTATCGGTCCTATACCTTTAAAGGTATTTGCATCCTGTTGCTGATACCATGCCATATACTCCTCTTCGGTATCAGGGCTGAAATCGAAACGTCCAACTAGCGTTCCAATATGTTCGAGATCGGCTTTGAGGGCTTCCATGAGAAGTCGCGTTCTCTTGGTAAATGCAGGTTTAGGGAGAGTCCTGCGTTTATTTTCTTCCACGACGAATATAATTCTAGACGTGAATCCTCCACCGATAGCTTCCTGAGGGAGGATGCTAACAAGCCAATCTGCTGCTGTAGCTCCAAGTATATTAAAACATAGGCCCTGGATAGTATCTGTTCCCTGGTTTTTTGTTTCATACGTCCACTTGTCCTTGCTGTCATACCAGTCTGTAAGATCTGCCAAAAACTTCACGTCACTTTGTCCTAAGAAAACACTTAGTTCCTCGCTGAAACAGGTGAGTGAACAGTGATAGTTGACAGTGTTCGTATTAGGATCAATAGCACTATTTACACTCGTCTTCATCTGCCGTATCAGGGCCTCTCGCGTGATACTCTCACTAACAATCTTCACGCCTACGTTTTTCAATATCTCGAAACCCATTCTCATCGCTGTACCCTTGCGGCACTTACCGCTAGGTCCGATGAGGATGATGTACATATTCGGATATAGAGTCTCAAAGCCCCATTTAAAAAATACCTTTCGTTGTAGTGTGCTAGCTATACAAGCTACGCCTACCCATGTATGATAGGAAGTAGGTGGCTCACTCTCATCGGCATACTCAAGGTAGCCGGAGAGCCAATCATTAAGCCGCCTTTTCATCTATCAAAGTTTTTAAAGATGCTTTAAGTTGTTCATCTGGCAAGGCCAAGTTCAGCTCCTTTAATGCACCAAAGGTAAAACCTGCCTTGAGATCTGTGCCGATTGTAAACCGACGCCCCCCGGCCTCAAGCTCAATAGACATATATCCTTGGATTGTTCTTATACACTTGACTAACTGATCCAGGTCACTATAGGTAGTTTGGAAATCTAAGCTATCGTGTACCTGCATCAATAGTTCTAAATTCTCTGTGCTTTGAGAGTCATCATTATAGATCCGCTCCATCGCGCGATTGACGAGTTCTCCAACGGTTGATTGAGGAACGAAGCTGTACGCGCTTTTAAAGAGATCATCGCCCCACTTATCTCTAAAGTTATAGGGACGTCCAAACAAATTGTAGAGGGTACGATCCTCGGTAAGCTTCCCTTGTACTGTTCCGTAATAACGTTTAATTCCTGGATAGCCTCCATGATAGAAGTTAATGATTGCATCAGCTTCCTTGACTGATATTTCGTTAATAAGACCGAACATTCCGGCTTGTTCATCATAGTTTAATCCATGGTTAGATTTCTTACCGCATTGCCGCATCGACATTGTGCGAGGTAGCCATCGCTCCAGATATGGTTTCATTTCCTGCATTGCTGTGCGGATGCTAGTAATAGTATCTGGATCGGTTTCTTTACCAACAGCTTTATCTTCAAGTTTGACTATCTCGATTGGCACCTTGAACATTGTACTAGCGGTGAAAGCATGAACGTCGACACCACTTTCTACGGCATGAATCATGGCAGCATCTCCTGAGATATACGCCATGACTACCCATTCAGCTTTTGCTTTATCAAAGCTGATGATGATACGATCTTCGTCTGCCTCTAAAAACTGCATGAAGGCAGGTGGAAGATTCTGCATATTCATACCGGTTTCAAAGATAGTCTTGCTGCTACTCAGTCGACCGAAACGGGTTCCTCTGGGGTTATACGAACAACGCATTCTCTGGTCTTCGTCGAATACGATATCAAGATATGTGCCTTTGAGCTTCTGAAGTTGTCTGATACGCTGGATAATCCTAGCTTCTTCAAATCCTTTGCGAGCTGTAGTTCCTCTAGCAAGTCGTTGAAGCGCTTTATCATCGCAGGTGACGGTGGAACCTTTGCTGCCCCTCTTAGTATACGGCGGTATTCCTTTCTCAATGTAGAAGTACTTCTTACAATCTGTCGGACTATTAGCATTTAGCGTTCTCCCGCAAAGCTCGTTGAGCTTAATCTGATATTGGTTAATCAAGCCATCACACTTCCGTTTCATCTTCTCAAGTTCACCCATGTTGACTCGAACACCCCGAATCATCATGTACATAAGAGGATCTAAGATAGAAAGTGTATGGTAGTAAGTCTCTTTATATGGACCATTCCAGACTTCGTGCATAAAACCTTCTGCTGCACGAATAGTAGCAACCGCATCCTTCGCATTGTAACGAAGAGTGCGGTCACTGGTAAGCTGGGTCAAGTTATTTTCTCCCATATACGTTCTAGAACAGCATACTGTTTAGGAGAGATACTACTTCCTTTACCTAGCTGATGAGAAAGTGAATCAATAAAGTTTTGTTCCCACTCACTCATCTTTTCCTGTCGCTTCTCACAGTCCTCTATCATCTGATTAACTTCTTCAGCAAAATTACTTGGCTTGTTCATGCTTCCCTCTTTAAGGGCTTTTTAAAGTCTGCTTCATCTTTCCAGTATGTAAGATCAGTATAGACACTACCGAGAAACTCGAGACCCTTAAGAAAGTCTGGATACACAATCGAGTGACCGATCATGGTATCCTCGATGACACCCCGTATGAGAACGTGATGCTTGTAGTATGTAAAGTATATATCGAAGTTTGCGTTCTGTAAAAGCTTACCGATATTGGGGTTCTCCAAGATAGGTGCAAGCATTTGCCAGATTTCAAGCTCCTCGCTGTCACTCCACCGTTGATCGAACGGGATACTATAACCGACTCCCCTATCCCAACACACACCGATACAGGAAATCTCATAGTTACTTACCTCGATATCATAACTAAACATTTTTTGCTTAGCGAGATTCGACAAAACAGCTTTAACCAGAGGGAGAGTGTCTGCTATGATTAACCTTGGTTCATCAATTTTACTCTGTCCGGTGGCAAATCTTTTAGCTTTATGGAGATCGTGAGAAAGATAGAATCTCCAGATGTAGTTAGTCCATACCATATCTCTTGGGTGAACGCTAGGGATGATAATACGAGTCCCCTGCGGAAATGGGTATCCTCTAATACTGGTGTAATCAGATCTATCAAGCATCGCCTTAGTTGAAACAGCTCCCAAGGGGACAATGACTTTGAAGTCATATCCTGTAATGAGTTCATGCATAGCTCCTACGAAGTTTTTAGCTTCAGGACTAAAAGATTTACTCTTGTCATACCATAATCCATCTAATTTAGTCCTGTTCGGAAATAGATTAGCCATAGCTACATCAGCTTTAATAAGACCAGCCATGTGCAAAGCTTGTTCAAGTACTCCACCCTGTGTATTGTCCATCTTGTTGCCGCTCTGCAAAGCGGTGATGCTAGGGTAGTCGTTTAGCAACAGGATATCTTTCCTGTCAATCTCCTGAATGGGATTACTTATCGGGATGAAGGTCATGTAGCGTCACACTTCTTACACTTTAGAGGATTATTTCCATGCTCGCAATACTCACGTTCCTCTTTTACTTCCTCTGCTGGTTCAGCATCATCTATCTCTAACACATTTAATCGACCTTCGGTGATATCTGTCTGAATGGTAGCAACGAAGTGCTCTTTATATATCTCACTAAGGTCCCATCCAAAGCCGGTCATGCCTAACCTGTAACAAGCCCTGATAGTTGCACCACTACCCAAGAAAGGTATCATCACTATACTACCAGGCCATGTAAACGTTTTGAGGATTTCTACCATCAACTCTACAGGACGCTGTGTAGGGTGATACTTTCGTGAATGCGGTTCCGTATTGAATTCAAATACGTTCGATCTTCCTCTCTTAGGCATAGGCGGAGGATCACCTTTCCATGCGATGAGGAAAGACTCATAACACCTTGCGAGATATCTATCAGGAGATGCTGTTTGTCCCGACGGTTTGACCCATAGAGCAGGGATAATATCGTAGTAATATCCGTATCCATCAAGGAGCCGAGTGATGGTATCGTACCACTCAATTCCGTGCCAAAGGAGAATTCTACAGGATTTGGGTGTAACTTTTTGTACCAGATCGAGCGTCTTACTAAGGAATTCTGTATATAAGTCCTTGTCGATCTCATTATATTCGCCAATGTTTTTTCGGTCTTCACCTTTCTTTACCTCTTTAAGGTCTATCCCGTAGGGTGGGTCTATCTCAACTAGTGCGATCGGTGGTTTCAAGTTTTCATCCAACATCTCTTGCATACCAACGAAAGCGTCTCCCACATTGTAGTGAGATTGAGCGCCGCGTGCTAGCTGGATACCTAAAGGAAGAGACTTTCCAGTGGATAGACCTTCCCGTTCACCCTCACTAGATAAGGCCGCGGCGTGTTCCTTAACAAGATGCTTGGCGAGGATTTTCTCGCTAAGTTTTCTAAACGTTCTAACTGCTTCATCTTCCGTTTTGCATTTAGCCAAATCGGGGAACAGTTGTATGCCTTTGTTGAGCTGGACGTGTCGTGCGATCCCGCCGACACTCTTATTGAGAATCTCAGCCGTCCTAGCTTGACTTCCATAATCACCGTGCTTCTCCTTCATCAACTCATTGATGCGATTAATAAGACTGTTGCGATCTAACCAGCTAAGGTCTTTACGAAAGGCGTTCTCGATGAGTTCGCATTCTCGCAGGTCCAGTTCATCCTCGACAGACCGGACGAGGCATGGCACCTCCGGTAAGCCAAGCAGCAGAGCTGCGGCCAACCGCCGACCTCCGGCGATCAACGTATTATCTGGTGTGATAGTTAATGGTTGAAGAATACCTTTGCTCTTGATGCTCTCGAGGAATTCATCCTCCAAGTCATTGTCTTTTCTAAATCTTTCCCCCGCTTTAATAAGGAAAGGATTTATAGCAATCTGCTTGATAGTCACTTCTTTATATCCTTAGTCGCTTCTTTATAGGCATTATCTAATTCCACTTCCGCCTTGAGTTGCGCTTCTTGAGCGTACGCATACTTCTCGCGAGCGATGGTTAGATCTATAAAAGCGACCTGCAAGTTTTGTCTTGCCATGTTTAACGCAGCGTGTTTGGCCAGAAGTATATCTATCAAGTGGTTTCTCCTTTCAATCTATCTAGCATAGCTTTTCTTTCCTCAGGACTTAGCTTGTTGACCAATGCCTTGGCATCTGTTTTCTTCTTGTCCTTTTGCTTCGCCTCTTTCTTAATACGTTTAACGGCAGCAACAGGACGCTCGATGTGGCGAGCACTTCGCACTCGTGTGATATGCTCGAGTTGCTCGGCATGGGTCGAGTTGGTAAAGGACTTAAAGAGATCAGCTAGTTTCTTCGTCACCTGTGCTCCCCGACTTATTCAAATTTTGAACAACTACTAGCCTACACTTCCCCCTAATAAGATCCTGTGCGAGATATCCGGGGTTCTCTGTTTGTGTATTTACGAGACAATCAATCAACGCCCGAATAACCTCAGTCTTTATACCCCAAGGAAGAAACATCTTTAGTTTCTCGTTGGTAGCGCGAGAGATCTCAACACTGAGCCGCACAGTTTCTTCATCAGTCACGACTGTTCCTTCTCAGCTACAGGTTGTTTAACTGTATTAACATAAAGTACTTGTGGGAGTGCTGTCTGGAAAGCACCAATCGCTTCGAGAACGTAAAAACGACAACCGGGATTTCTAAGAGCAAGACGAGTAGCTTCTTTTTCAGCAAGCTCTTTTGTTTCATGGGCAACCTTAGGTGCGCCATGTATAGGGTCCATCACCATCCAGAATGTAAATGCTGTCGTTGAATCAGTCATGGTCTTACCACCCTTTCAGTAGTAATCTCTGTGGAAGGGGTGGGTTCATCAGCTCCTACTACCTTCACAGCTTCCATGATATAGAAGGGTTCTCCTATATGCTTCCTTGCTCGACGATTTGCCTCAACTTCAGCTTCCTCGATTGTATTGAATTGATCTGGAAGCACATCATCATTCGGCCAAAATACTAGCCAGAATCTTTCCTTAATGTTCTCTTCCATTACTCTTTCCTCCTAACCATTCGTAAACTTCAGCGGCAGTATGCCCGACCTTTATGCTCATATGTTGGTAGAATATCGTGCTAGCTGGTTTGATTCCAGTTGGATCATGCATTTGAACGACACTGACGATATTCTCTAGTGATACGACAACCTTATCACCATCGGGATCTTCGGTTAACTTATATCTAATGCTCATGATACTCCTTTAAGTGTAATGAGAGGTGGGATTCGAACCCACTTGCAAGGATTCCTCTAGCGGGCTGGCACACACCTAGCCTTGCCGATCTGCCAGTCTGGTACGTCACCATCCGTACTGCTCTCATTACTTATCTCAAGCTTCCGCTGCGAGTCGATCCAGTTTCAGAGTATTTTTCTGCTGACCCTGATACTCCTCGACAGCCAAGTTTCCCTGACCCCGCGAACCGACAAAGTGTTCAAGTTCAACGCCCTCATCGGCATTGATCCCGAACTGCGCAAAGAACCTCTTTGCCATCAGTAGCTTGGTCTGGTCCTTATCGACGTCTTTGCCATTTGGTAGCGCAACATAGTGAAACACGTTGGCATACCTCAAGGCAGGATCGCCACTCTCAACTTCAATAACCGTCGCGATGCTTTGACCATTTTCGGTCTCATGCATCTTCGCGTTAATGATAGTCAAGGGATAGCGACCCTCAGGAGCGTTCTTCGGTTCCTTAACGTCCTTTAAACCCTTCAGGTCAATAAAGCTCATTCGTCGTCTCCTTCGTCATCATCATCATCAGGTTCATCATCATCAGTATCTTCATCCTCATCAAGTTCCTCTGCATCTGCTTGATCTTGTTCAAGATCATCCTCGGGTAACACAGGATCGCCTGATGGTGTTTTCACGATTGGTTTTTCAGTCACTTTAGAACTCCAAGTCACCGTTGATAGCATACATTCTCTCAAGCATCCAATGCCAGCGGGCGTATGCTTTCTCCCTTGGCAGCGTTTCATCCGTCACCAAACAAGTGATAGTATCAAGTTCACGTTCCATCTTTTGTACTGTCATCACTTCAAATCTATCAGCCAGCTTTGGCCACCGGGCTTGCAGATACTCCCACAACTGGAGTATGTTTGTAACCGGTGGGGTTATACCCAAGTTTGGTTTTGAGTAAGTTTCCAATACCATACTCCTGGGGTTTAGTCCAGTCTCTTATAGTCATATCGTGGAACATGGCAAGGTCTCGTATGGTGCAACGCACAGCTGGATTCATGCGATCAGGCCTGGTCTGCGCGACATACTCTATCTTCTCGGGAGTGCTCTTGCATTCCATGTGATAGATCTCACTAAAGAGAAGCGGTATCTTTGTACGCAGTTTACCAGTCAAGATGATGACGTTCTGCATCCTTGTGCTGACTTCATCCTGCTTGAATTCATCGTGTGCGGTGAATAGCAAGACCTTGTTCATACCTACAAGCGTTCGTACCACATTAGTGATAGCTTGCATTTGAGCTGTCCAGTCATCCTGCTGAGGGAAGTGACCAGATCTACCATTTAGATACAAGATGCGATCCATCACTATATCGCTGAACGTAGTAAAGCTATCGAAAGCTACATTATCTATGGTATCCCAAAACTTCGACTTTACCTTGTCCTCGAAGTCAGTTTCCCATAATCTATATACTTCACTAGCGTCCTCTTTCCCTTGAGGGGAGTCTTGCTTACCTTTGCTGAGAGATTGTGCAGCAAGACGTACTTTTGTCGGACCGAACGCTTCATACTCAATATCGAAACCTCGGAGTGTTGCAAGTGCACTTGGATCAAAGAGATAAGCGAAGGTACGCCCCGGAAGGGTGGCGATTTGAGCAGTCTTTCCACATCCTGTTGATCCAACCAATAGAAACTTTGGCTTGCCAACTTCTTCTGCTCCTGCATTCTTAGCGTTTGGCATAGACTATGGTCTCTACAGGCTCAACCTGTGTAATGAAGATTCGTGAGCCATATTCCCTTCGTGCTTGTGCCAATGCTATTTCGGCTGATGTAGCTTGTACAATTCCTAACGCCTTATGTGTCATTGATATAGGACTTTCAGTTACAACGTATATGGAATTGACACCAGGTGCTGGTACTTCAGCTGGTATCTTAGCGTAGGCTTGTTCATGCGATTCCTTTGTTTGTATCTTCCCCTTTATCCGTTTCTTGTACGTCCGTTTTGTCGCCACTTTCTTTCTCCTCGGTTTTAGCTTCGCTTTCTGATATACCACTTGGATTTACTCCGTAAGTTTCAACAAAAATATAGTAAGCATCAAACCATTCTTCTGCACTCCAATCAGGATCTCCCGTATCATCGTAGTTTACTTTCTTAACTTTATCAGTAAACTTAGGGAGACCCTCCTGCATTTCTTTAACAAACTCTTCGATTTTCATACTAATCTTATCTCCTTAAAACCGTCCATCATCACTAGCCGTATCATGCTCATCTGTAGGTTCTTGTTCTTCTTTCTGCTTGATGGGCCACAGATTATATACAAGGTCTCTATGTAATCCTAATACGCAACCTTCATCTACTGAGATAGATACACTACCATTCTCATTATTCCAACCAACTCCTAATGTGCTATTTCGCTTGGTTTCCGGATTAAAAGCTTTCAGTTTATAATCTGGCTTACGTCCCTTACTCACTTTCTTTCTCCATGATCTTATTCAACTTGAGCACGTCGAATGGCTCCCACTTCTCTATCCGAAAACCAGGCGGAGGCCCCTTGAGAGTTGCAGGATTAGGTACAAAACGACACACACTACGATAGGTGCAGCCATTATAAAGGTGACAACTAGAAGTATTCTTCGGAAAGACGGGCATCGGAACTTCAACCGACGGCGTATATTGTCCATTTGCATCGAGTTCTCCGATCATTCGTGTTACCCAAGTTTTCACGTCTACTAGCCATGCGTCTAGCGCGGCGAATTGTCTATCAATTGGAATGAATCGGAATTTATCGTGGACGGTTTTGTGTGTGAGTGCGGCATCGACCCACACAGCTTTAACTCCACCATCATACAGGGAATTTCCGGCAAAGAGATATCCGTCAACTTGTGAGTTTGGACTAAAGCTCTCCAAGTAATCGGTCCGGAAACCCGTGTCCTTAGCATACCATCCAGTTGTCTTATGTTCAATAACAAGGCGTCCTTGTTCTCTATGTCTGACGACTTTATCCAATCTACCAATAAGGTAAATAGGCTTTCCATCGACTTCGAAGAGAGGGACAGCAAAAGGCCTTTCACTTTCTACCTCGGTGCAGGCTTGTATAAAGTCTCTGCGTTGATTGTAGTAGTTATCCAACATCTCGAGAACGATGTATGGATTCTTAACAGGATACTTGTCGGTTATAGTTTGGTAGTTCTCCGGCACCGGAGCAGGAAACTTGCTTTCTACCCAACTCTGAAGGAAGGCATAATAGCTATCCTTAATCACCTGATCTTTAGGTTTCGCTTCAGCAGTGAGAGGCCATAACTTATTCATCGCCTCATGCCAAGCGAGGCCAAAAGCAAGGTCTACAGAAAGACCTTCACCAACAAAATCCTTGACGTGACGTAGAAAGAACTTGCGTGGACATTCGCGATATGCACTGATGCGTGTATTATCGAAATAGTGCATCATGTTAATTCTTCTATATCAATCAGAGCATCGCGTAAAGTCTTAATAGCTACAGGACTGATACGAAGACTTTGCGCCGGATAGAATGCACCTTCAGATGCTTCTGCTTCGGACATTAGTGCCATATAAACAGTACCTTTGGCAACCTGACGAGACGTGTCACAACCGGAACACTCTCCTTCTGGTTTAAGGCCTTCTTTGTGATAGGCACAACCTATAGTACGACCTGGATGGATACGTAATCTACAGACTACATCACCTAGATCAATAAATCTTGTTACTATTGTCACTTACGCCTCCTCACTCAATGTTGCGTAATTGCGAACGAAAAAAGAGGGCAGACGATATTCCTATCGAATGCCCCCTAGTTTTAGGCGCTGTTAAGCGGCCTGTGCCTGAAGCTCTGCGATCAGTGCAGCACGTTCCTCTGCTGACATCTGGCCGATAAGCTCCTCTGCCTTCTCCTTCGTAGAACGACGCTTCCGTGAGCTAACTCCCGGCTTCCATTCTTCAGCGAGCTTCTGAATCTCATCCTGAGTCTTTGGCTTCTCACCGCCAAGGTGACGCCGCATCAGTGCCTGAAGATCCACAACGCTTGCTGCGACGAAGCGTGAATACACTACGTCTGCCCCAAAAAGCTCAACAGCCTCGTCCAAGTTATCGCCAAAGTCATAGTTGACTTCTGCGGTTGGGCTGGTTTCCTCGTTACCGTCACGAGCCGACACTTTCCTGATCGTCATAACTTCCTCTCTATGGTTGCAAAAGATGGTGACTGACCCAAAGCTGTCACGCAGCGAGCGAGGACAAGCTGAATGAGCGACCCAACATGGACGTTAGACGCTTTTACAGCAAGTAGATCAGTCACCAATTTATCTTCCTCGCTCGATTGAGGTGGACGGATGATCCGTTACCTCATGCCGATTTTATCAAATCTTGGTACAAAAGTAAAGCAGATGGACCATGTATTGTACCCAACATGAATTAATAAGGTGCATTAAAAGCTTCGCTTACTTTCTTTTCCTTTCTCTCACCGAGAATATATTCTACATCAACTACGTCCCCGTCATTAAGTCGATTCCACTGCTTTATAATATAATCGTGTGCAATTGTAAAGGTTCGATCATTCCAGTCATATGGATCGTAATAAGATTTACCACTACCATCTATACGAGTAACTAACACGGTAGGTACACCATCACAAGCGTAGCCGCTACGTCGTAGAAGGAATTGTTGTTTCTCGTTATCGGGATTCATGTTAATTGCTACTATAGCTATAAATGTAGCACTATCTCTAAGTTCAAATATCTTAGTTTCCATTTTACTCTTACCCCTTAGTTAAAGTTTATATCAACAGGATCGTAAAGAAACGATTACCCTTCACATCACGCACTAAACGTATACGACAAGAGGGATCGTTGTCTACTGACCAGGAGATCTTCCACACCTCTATATCAATTGCATCGTTGACTGCTTCCCTGAAAGTAGGAAACTGACGAAGCTCTCCACTATGCCGACGCGTTTGGTACATTGTATGCTCCTATATCTATCAAGGTATTCTTTGCTAATTCTTTCATATCCTCAATAGTATTCTCAGCATGTTTCTTATGATCCATACTGAAGCGACCTTCGCCTTTCATTATCTCACGCAATCCTGTAACAGCTCGTATCAATTTATCCTCGGTGTTCATTGTTCACTTCCGTTATGTAGTTTAATCATCTTGGTTATTTCTTCTCCCGCCCTATCACTTCCCCAGATATCCTTTGGCAAGTTGCTATATACTATCTCAAGTGCGGCAACAAAGAGCCGTTGTTCATAGCTATCCTCTTTGTATCCTACTGCTTCTTCGATGAACCTATCTTTCGGCGATTCTCTCTTAAGATCTGCGAAGGACCGCCGTGGCTGCTTAAATAGTGAGATTCTGGTAGTGGGTCTCTCTGCTTGTGGACTATTTTCGTTAAGCGTGACGGTCTCTCTAATCTGTGGCGTAGCGGACCTGTCAATGTTAGCGCCTGCTTGTGTAGCCAGTTCAGTAATTCTAGCAGCTCTTGCGGCTTCTTCAGTTTGATCCACATATTCATCTACTCCACTAACATCGATATCCAGTGTGTCAACCTCTGTTGCTAGTATCTCGTCTATCTCGTCTTGAGATCTTTTTGGTATTCGTCCCTGAGATTGCATAGCAAGAATGAAGGTTTCAACACTGCGCCGCACAGCGTCAGCGAGATCGGTAGGATCTTTAATAAAATCTAAACAGCCACATATCATCCAATCTTTCGCCTTAAGGCGTAGGATTCTGCTGGTTGCCACCTGGTGTCTCCTTTTCTCTGATGATTGATACACAACTAACATGAGCACCAACGATATCGGTAAATAGCTTAGTGAGCATAGGATCGTCTGGTAACTCAGGAGCGTAGCTTATTAACAGCTTGCAAGCATCTAGCTTGTCTAGAACTAATCGCAAACGATTGAGCAACTCACCGTTGTTCAAAATTTGAACATCACTTGACATTTTCACACTCGTCGTCAAGTTCCTTTTGACGTTTTATTTCGTATGCTTCGTCGGGGTCATTATCAACTGGATTGCGTGGATAACAGCGAGTACACCACGGATCTCCACACATACCATCACTACAATGAGGACCGTAGATCATGTTGATATCTCCTTGACTATCGGGGATGAGGAGGGCGCGAGACGATCAGCTTCACGAACCCACCCCTCAAGGTAGGGCAGCATTCGTGTATTGCCTGCGGCTATTTCGGCTTTCGCGTCGCGGATGTTTTTGCGAAGTTCTGCGAGTTGTCGCTCTAAGGCCATAGGCGCGGGTGTCATGGCTGCGTCTAGCCCGCAAGTGCAGATTCGTTCGTAGTTAAATTCGACACAACTGCCCTGTCCACCAACTGGAAGCCTGTTGCCGTGGACGCTGCTATCGCTCACAAGCATCTGGCCGTAAGCCGGGGTGCCGCACCACTCCGTATGCTGCAAGTACGGTCTCAGAGCCTCAACGCGGGCTAGGGCTGCTTTGCGTTCGCGCTCCAGATCGTCAATCGCTGTCATCAGGGCCGCGTTCAGTGCTTGGCGCTCCCTGTGACGCCCCAACATACAGGCGTTGTTTATATCCACCAGCAGCCTCACGAACTGCTCCCTCTCCGGTGTCGGC